ATACCCTTCACGAAGTTTGGAAGAAATATTGCTGGCATCTGACTGCCCGCCATAGCTGATACGAATGTAACGGTGTTTCCAACCGGGACGTTCATCAGGCATTGGTAAAGTCTCGGGCGGTTTCCACGCCTCGGGTCTCATTGATACCTTACGAGTTTCCATCTCGCGACTTAATCTACCTTGTGTTTCAGCCATTTTTATTCTCCATTCCTAAGTAAAGCAACCTGTTTAGCGTACAACTCCAAAGGCACCCCAAGACGTTTCGCAATGTTCGCTTGTGATGTCTTCAACTTGATACGACCAGGCGGTGTGCTACGCGTAGCGGGTGCTACGACATTAGCAGGTCTAGTTGTTGCACGGCGTGGAGTCTCGTCCTCGTCCGGTTCAGCCCTTCTTTTAAGAGGTGGCTCGTTGTCCTCATCGCTCTGAAAAAATTCAGGAAATCTTTTGCGCATCGTTTTATCGATGGTTCTAAAGTACTCTTCAGTACCCAAGTAGTTAGCACCATACTCCCGCGCCAACTTCTTGTCAAGCCCCATCGCCATATTTGTCATATCTTCATAACCTTCCTTCTGGAACCAATCGCTGTTCTCCTCGACCCAGCGCTGTGTTCTTTCAGGAATCTTAGGCTTCTGAACCTGTTGCGTTTGTGGCAAAGGTTTGTCCTCAACCTCAATCGGACGCATGGTCCAAGCTCTATCCAATCGGACTGTTGCTTTCGCAATCTCCTCTTGGGCTTCCGCTAACGCGTCAGGATCAGCCGCCTCAAATGCTTTCTTGTATTTGGCTTTAGCTGCCTCCAACTCAACTTGCGCCGAGGTTTTAGACTGCTCAACCATGATCTTGGAGCCGTTCGCAAGCTGTTGCTGCAAGCGCTTATTCTCCTCAAATACCTGCCGCGCAAACTGTTCAGCTGCCTCACGTTCCCGCAAAGCTTCTTCTTTTGCACGACGCTCATCGTGATAGCCCTTGGTAAAACGCTTGATGCGTTTCTGTACCTTCTCGTCGTAGGAGTCCAACTCTTCGTCAGTTACTTCCTCGACTGGAGCCGCCATAGGCTTGCGCCCACGGTCTTCGACAGGCGTATCGTCTTCGATTTCTATCTCTAACTTTGGCTCTGCCTTTTCTTCAGACGTATCTTTTTCTATCTCATCAGGAAATTTAAAATCAGACATATTTACTCCTTATGCTGCACGGGTGATTCCGCGCGGATCTTCAACAACAGCCTCTACATGCTCGTCATAAATAATTCTGAACTCACGCCCATGAATTTTTAAACGGGTGCCTGTGTTGGGTCGAACGATGACAAAATCTCCAATCTTGCAGCGTGGACCGCTTGGAAATCTCTTCTCATCTTTATAGGCTTCAGGGCCCATCTTGATTACAAAAAGTACAGGTGTCAGCATCTCTTCACGCCAGATTTCTCCGCTTGATTTGATGATTCCACTCTCGCTTTCTGCGTACTCTTCCATCGCTTCAGGGACTACTGTTAGTAGCATGAACCCCTGTGGGTCAGGAATCTGTTTCGCTTTCTGTTCTGCACTCGTGTTGAGGATGCCAGAAAGATCTACAGCGCTTATATCAAACTCACTCATCGGCTAACTCCATTCGTTGCACAAGGTCTTTGACAATGGATTCTGCATGAGTTAGACCCCGGATAACTCCACAGACGTGACGGTACTCGTCAAACGTTTTTGCTCCTCCTCCAGCGAGGAAGGTGATTTGATCGTTTCTAAGCTTGTCGTACTCAGTGACCAAGTGATTCATTAGTTTGTCGTTCAATTACTCTCCCTTTTTGGGTTGTTGCTTATTCTGATTCTTGCTGTTCTGTATGGTCTGCATCATGGTCGCCGCTCTTGTATGAGCCAGCTCCTCACGGCTGTGACGCATCTCAGCTCTATGTTTGGCGATGTCAACACCTAGGCGTGTGCTCTCAAGCTCATGCTGTTTCTTGGTCTTGTCCTTCTGCGCCGCTGCGTTGGCCGCAACCTGCATGGCTGCGATCTCTTTCTGCGACTCGATGCGTGCTTGCTCAATCTGCAACTGCTGCATCTTGGCCTGTGCTTCTGTCTGCTGTTTCTGCGCCTTGAGCTGGAGGTCTTGTTGCTTGAGCTGCAACTCTTGCATCTGCATCTGCACGATGGGGTCCTGCATCTTCTGTTGCGCGGCGGCTTGCGCAGCTTGTTGTTGAGCTTGTTGAGTGATCTGACCGCTTGCTTGTGCGATCATCACAGCCACTTGGCTTGCCATTTCTGGCGTCATTTGTTTGCTATCGTCGTCATCATCTGGGTCAGGCAGCTGCATACCAATCATGCCTTGGATCTGTACGCGATACATCATGCCCATGTGTTCTGCAATGTGTGCTTGGAACCCTGCCATGATCTGTTGCGCCATTGGGTTCTGCTGCAATGCCTGCATGATCGCTGGGTTCTGTATCATCGCGTTGTGTGCTGCGATGTGAGCCTGATGGTTCTGTTCAATGAATGCCTTGACAGGCTTCTTCATGGTGAGCATGTTCTGGTTCTCTTGCACTGGATCGACTGGTACCTCGTCGTCCTCTGTCGGTACAAGCTTGGCTGCATTCTTCACACCCAAGACCTCAATCATCTGACGATGTAAGAGTGGCAAGTCATAGAGCTGCGGCGCCTGCTGCGACAACTGCAACACAGCCTGATACGTCACAATCTTCTGAGCCATTGTCGCCGCGTTGGGATCACTGACAGGGATTACCTCCACCATGTCATAGTCACTGCGCTTGGCTTTTCTATCACCCTCTTCTGGGTCGTAGTTGTAACGAGCTGGTGTGTAATCTGCAATGATGTTCTTGAGTAACTTAAACTCTTGTCTCATCGCATAATGAATGCGAGCCTGCACTGCACCCATCACCTTCAGTGTTCTCTCTAGGATTGCAAGTGTTGTGCCCACGGGAGTCTGTGCAGACATATCTGATACAGACATGTCTCCAGATGAAGCAAACGCTTTGCCCTCTTGAACAATGTTCTCAAACAAAGCAAAGAGTACTTGGCTTGGTTCTTTGTAAGGTAGTGGCAGGATGTTGTCCCTGATCGAACCACTGGGGACGTCAACGTCTCTGAACTCTCCGGGAGCTATCGGTGTGTCATCGCCTTTAACACGCAGCCCACGCGATTTAAGACCACCCGGCAGATTTGATAGAGTTCCAGCGTCAACCAACTGACGGATAAGCATAGTAGCAGACTTAGCGTACCCACCGATAAGATGGATAAGACCGTACCCATAAAACCCAAATCCTGGTATGTATTGGTAGTGTACAAAATGGTCCCTCTTAATGTGAAGTGGATCGTCTTGGTACCAGTTCCGTCTGATTGACAATACTTTTGAGGTACCTTTCTCAATACTTACAATATACGGCAAATGAATGCCTGTGGGAATACCTTTTTTGTCTACATGCTCATACCCATTGAGGTCCAAGTTGACCTGCATCTCAAGGATGCGGTATCTATCATCCTGAATCGCTGACATGCCCTGCTCTTGGGCTTTCTGTCTCTCGATATCGTCTAACTCATGTGAGGGTTCACCCAAATCTACGTCTCTATAGAACCCTGCCACCATCAATTTCATCAACTCATTCTTCGTACGACGCATGACATGAGTGACGCGATCAGCAGAAGATAGGCTAGATGCACCATAAGGAACAACGATATCTTCAGCAGGAACGAACATAGCGACTTGTCGACCTTTACTGGGGTCATAATAGACTTTCTTGAACGCTGAACCAGCTAATGGGAGGTTCCAAAGCAACTTCTCATGCTCTGGACGGTACTCAGGCATCACTTCAGTGAGCTGATAGTTCATATCTGCCTTGACACGGGCTGCTGCGTCCTCTTTTTCGACCGTATCTTTGCCAATAATCTGTGTTTTGACGGGTCCAGCGGCTGGAAACGTCTCCATCATGCCTTCAGACTGGAATCTGACCACAGATTCAGTCAACATGGGGTGGAAAACACCACATGCGCCGTTCCAAGGCTCAGTTCTTTCCTCATATTTCAACCCAAGCAGCTTCAAACCATCAACATAAGTCTGTATCCAGTCTTTTCTGTCGCCGTTGTCCTTGGTAAAGTCCTCAATCAGCTCACTTGCCAAGCTATCAAGCTCCGATTCATCCATAAAATCGGCTAAATTGGCATCAAAATCCTCGCCTGAGTCCTTATATTTCTGTGGTTCTAGGTCAATCTCGATGTCACCCATGTTCATATGAACACTCTCAGGGTCTTCAATCTCGACCTCTATGGGATTACCGTCGTCCATGCCCATGCCCATAGGCGCCTGATACAATGCTTTGTCGATATTCGTTGCCATCTTGTGTCCTTAAACGGTGTAGTACCCTTGGTTACGTTTGCTTCTGAACATCTGAATCGGATCAGGTTCATCTGTAGGCAGCTTGATGAAGCCACCCTGCCTAAATCTAATCAATGCCAGTGTTGTTGAGTCAACCAAGTCATCGTTGGTACCACTTGGGAAGTCATTACATTCCTCAATAACTTCTTTTGCCCAGCGTCTATTGGGGGCCCAGACGATCCCACTCGCAAACAAATCCGATACAGCATTGACCCTGGCTATCTTATCCTGCCCTTTACCCGGTGTAAACTCCCCAACGGGAATACCCATCCGTCTAAACTCTTGGTAAAGAGACGACCCGTTTGACTTCTTCTCTATTAAGAACGCATCAGGCTGCCACTCTTTATACTCCTCTAGCGTCAGTCTTTTCAAGTCAGGATACTCCATCCTCTTCTTGATC